GTCCAGCAACATCAGCATCGTATCCAGTAATATCGCCAGTTGTGTCATAAACAACAATGTGCATTTCATCACCAATGCCACGGCCATTGTCTTTTGACCACTGAGATTGTCCAACGGTATTTGCAAACAAATCGTGATATTTCCATTTCCGCCTTATATACGAATTATCTGCAATATCATTTTGCAGGCCTGCGGCATTTGGATCATCTTTTAGACGAATTGTTAATACATTAGTTGTTGTATTAACAACTGTTACTTCATACTCATTAAATTCATCAACTGGCACTGTAGCCGAAGTATCTGAAAAGAAAGAAATCATATCTCCTACATTAAATGCATGTCCCGCCTCATCTGCGTTATCAACCGTAATTGAAGTAGCAGCGGCCGAGGCAGCACCGGCAACTAACTGATTTGACGTATCGACCACTTGCTCGTATCCTGTTGCAGTAGAACAAATCTGAACACCGATTGAGTTACCCCAAGTACCAGCAGTACGGGCAGACCACTCACCATGCGAACCTTGTCCTGTACTGAAAGATGCTTCATAATGGTCATCATCACGAATGAGAATACCACTATTCGCACCAGCATTAAGTGTTCCAGATTCACAGCGAACTACTTTAAGATGATCTGAATATTGCAAGAAATTTGCAGCAGCAAACCAATTTTCAAACTGATTGCTTGTAGCTTTGGGTTTACCAAAAATTGCAACCAATTCTTCTTCTGAACTGACTGAGACTACAGAACTCACAGGGCCCTTTTCCCAAGGACCAGCAATTGCACCAATCGTAGTTTGGACTGATGGAATTACATTTGTAAGGTCAATCTCTCTGACATGTACGCCAGGTGAAACTAAAAAGCTCATGTTTTTACTCCCTTAAATAGAGTGTTTTGTATCATTCAATAATATTTATAAAAAACCAATTTCCAAAAACTCTTTTTTATAAGTGTTATAACATATAAATAATTTCATGCCAAACGCACATTATGAGAAATATAAAGACACCATCAAGAAGGTAGCTCGCAGAAATTATCGCAAAAGAATTGTTTTACTAAATGAATTTTTAGCAGACAAGTCTTGTCAGCATTGTGGAGAAAGTGAAACTGTATGTCTCAAATTCTATCCACATAATGCTCAAATACGAAAATTAACAAAACGAGTTGGCACCAGTAATGAGAGTCGCAAAGAAATATTTCATCTATTGGACAATTCTATCATACTATGTTCAAATTGCTGGATCAAAATTGATAATGATTTAATTGAATTTATTTAGTTTTTTACCAATTTAGTATCTTTCATTACTCATCTACCATTAGTTATAACTCTTTCGCTAGTTGACAGAACTGTTTCCTCAATGTAAATCCTTTTGGTACAGAAATAGGAGAGTCCATACAATCTTGATATGTCAACCAAATTTTCAATTCATTATTATCTTGATTAAAATTGCTAGTCCCTACTGCAAACCATTTACATTGTGTTGCCTTAACCCAAGGCTGAAAAACAATACCTCGGTCTATTGCATCTTGCACTTCAGGCGGAAAGTCTTTACAAACTTCTATCGACATTATCCACACTTCCGGCCGGGGTTCCCCCCGTACATCTTCAATTGCCTTTGTGGCTATAGGCGCTATTAAAAAACTTAATAGTCCTGCGATAAAAATTATTGTTTTCATAATTTATTTAGTTTTTCACCAATTTGAACCATAATCTCTCACCACAGGATTCCATCTAGTACCATATTCATCTATTACTTCACCAATATTTTCATCTTCTAATCCTGTAACAACAAATCCGAATGGTGCCATATCTTGTTCTAATGCGTCCTGTTGTTCTTTCATCATGGTATGTCTAATATCCATATCAGTCAATTCTTTGAAGTATGTTTGATCACATGTCCATGCAAATATGAATAGACAAGCCACCAAGTCATCAGTGCAGCCCTCGTCAGCTTCAAAAGATTGCCCCTTAACAATAAATGTAGACAACTCATTGATGATATCTAAATCTTCTATTATCAACTTATTATCTTCAATCATTTGTTTAAGATTAGAACAACCTATTCTCTTTACTGCCTTAGTAGTTCTTACACCCAATTGAGCTCTACCACCTGAGAAACCACCACCAAGAATTTGTCCTGCTCGACCACGCATAGAAGCCATAATAAGGTTGTCATACTCCAAATCAAACTGCATAGTAGTCGCAACTTGTTCACCTATATCATTAACTTCAATCAATACAAATGCTTGATTGTATGCCCGAGCAATATCATAGATTTTAGAAGGAAATATCAAAGGTTTGATTTCATTATCTCTATATTTTGCCACAATTCTATACGGCATCTCTGACACATCAAATACTAAAAATGCAGAATAATCATTTTTAGTTCCACGGGAAACGTCGGCAGTCAGCACATAAGTATGTCCTTCTTTTGGTTTTTCATACAAATCCAAACCAGCATTTGATTGCAAGGGACTTTTATATGCCATAGTTCTTAATTTTTGTGGTGATATTAATGTATCAATAGACCCAAGGAATTCGCACTCAAATTCTGAATTGAATTGTGATACTGATGTATTCTTAATTGTTTCCTCTTTCCAAGCTACATCTCTGCCTGGAATTTCACTCCAATGAACATCAATGGGTACATAAGTGTTCCTCCCATTCTCTGCATCAGTCCATAACTTGTAAAACATGTTCATACCATGTGGTGTGGAAACAATCATTACCTTGGTAGTTTTACCAGATGAAATTGTGGGATACACAGAGCTAAAGAACTGTTCCGCAACATTTGCTGGGACGTAGGCAAATTCATCCAAAAATATAATATTATAAGACCCACCACGAACAGCGCTTGCAGAAGTAGAAGATGCCAGTATTTTACTACCATTTTCTAATTCTAAACTTCCTTTGTTCCATGTCATTACTCCTTGCTGCAACCACTTGGGTAAATTCTCGTATGCAAGTTGCAATCGGCCAAGCAAATCTCTTGCGGTGGCAGCCTTATTAGCAAGAATTGCCACATTCACGCTTGGATTAAACAAAACGTAATGCAACAAATAAGCGATGATAGTAGTTGATTTACCAGACTGCCGAGGAAGTTTACAGATAGTAAACCGATTATTATGAAACGTCCCTATCATTTCCTTTTGGAAATCGTAGAGTTTAAATGGAATAAGACCTTCATCAAGAGACACAATTCTTATATATGACTCAATAAAATATTGAGGGTCTTTCATGCACTTAGCATACTCAGTAACCTCTTCTTGAGTCCACTCCTGAGCGACATTAGCTTTCTTTAAATTAGGATTTCCTAGATATGTTTCCATTTCTAACCTTCTATTAAGAAGTTACATGCTATACTTATTCTTGTTGCATCTTTAGTTCCAGCACCAACACCATGTTCTAACCAACTTGGGAATAGTATTGCTTCCCCTTCATTAAAAGGTCTTTTTCTAATCACATTAGCATATGGTTGTTTTAAATAATGATGAGACTTATCCATCTTCTCTAATAGTCTAGGGTCTTTAAGATAAAGATTTGCGTCCTCTGTTGGTGTAACATAATAAACGCAAGACCAACTAGCTTCCTCATGAATATGAGGCATGGTACATTCACCTTTTCGACTTATGTTAGCCCAACTATTAATCATTCTAATAGTAGAATTATCAACATAAAGTTGACTCAATATTTTATTTACGCCAATAATAAGAGATTTTTTTAAAAAAGAAAATTCTAAATCGAGTAGGTCTTTATTGCTTTGCCATCCACCACCCTGTATTGGATCAAAACGAAAACCTAAACCTTTTTGTTCTTTCTCTATAATTTTATTTTTTATCTGTTCATTATCAATATTATTAACTGTAAAAGTATAAGTGGTTGTTGGCCACATATTTTTACTTTTCACATTCTCAATTACTTCCATTCTCACTTTTATCCTTCAACATTTTCTGTAATTCTTTAGTAGAACCAACGAACAATGCATTTGTTACATTCTTAGGTGCATTGTTTGGCACTTCTTTTAACTTACGCATTTTCTCTTGTAAATCACCTAACTTTTCTGTCACTTCAGCAACATTCTTTATCAGTTGCCCAGCAACTTCATAAGTTCTTGGATGCTCGCTTTCCTTTGCAAGTTCAAGTATTCCGTCAATTGCAGCAGAACCTTTTTCTACCAAATTATAAAAATTATCTCTTTGGTATTTGTAGTCATCCTCTATATCATTCTCCTCTGTTAGCCCAGCTGTATAACGACTAACATCTGATTTAGCAGGCATAACTTTGGGAACAATTTTTTCTATGACACCTAATTCTTTATCAAGTCTTAATGTAGAATCTTTTGTCGTCATGATTTATTATCGTCTTCACCTGTCTCTGGATTATAATTTTGTGCATCTTGATAGAATGATATAGTTTCATTAAATCCGAAATCATCATCAGCATCAGAAGTTGTGGGATTGGGTGTGACTTTATATCTCTGTTCACGTTTCGGAGACTGATCCGGCATATCTGTATATTGATCAACTTGTACAGTCTTAATAACCTTACTAGAAGTGACAGGCCCATATAGATAGAATTTAGTAGTAAAGGACAGTGTATATATCAATGCTCTACGAGACTCAAAATCTCCATCATAACTATCTTCATAACCTATACTATTCAAAATTATAGGAACATCTTTTTTAATTCCCATATCTGACATATCATTGATGGTAAGAGTATAGTCAGGCTGAAAGTAGGGAAGAATCTGTTCTACTATCTGTAACGCATCATCAGATTGTTTTGCCATAATATACAATTCAATATCTAGATTGTATGGAACTGGCATATACTGTGTATCTAATTGCTTTGTATTTGCGCCTTTAACCTTTTTAAATTTTTGTACACGACTTAATTTTCTTACAGCATCATAGGAAAGATTTTTAATTTCAAATCCAATACGAGGTAAAGTAATAGCTACCTGTTTTGTCAAATCAGCATCTTCACGCAAACGCACTAAAAACTTCTCTCTTGGACCATACGCAAGAGGAACCTTCATAGTTTGTATTATAGTGCCATTATTATCTTTACGAACAAGACTTATATCATTGAACAATGATCCAAAAGAAATAATAACCTTACGGATTGTTTCATGGTAAAACTGGGTTCCTAACATTATGAGCTACTCCCTGCATCTCCAAATGGATTTAATTCACTAAAGTCTAGAACTGATCTACTTTGAGCTTCAAAAAGTTCGTTCTGTGATGTCTTATCTTGGTCAAAGTCTCCTACTATATAGTCTTCCTGTATGAGATATTCTGCATCGCCAGTATCAGCAGCCTTTTCAAGAATAATACTTTCACCAACAGAAGT